CATACCGCACAACAAGGATGCCGAGGTAGACGTACTAGCTTGTTGCATCAACGGAGGACACACTAATATATTTGAAACAACACAACCACTACTGAGCTCAAAGGGCTTTTACTTTGAAGACCACCTGCTAGTATGGGAATCAATGTGTGAGCTTTCGAGTGAGTCAACCACCATTGACTTAATCACAGTAACCGAAAGGGTTACTTCCAAGAACCCAAACATGAGGCTCACGACGATGGAGATATCCGATAAGGTTCATACCTCTGTGGGTTTGATGAACTACATTGATATCATACTAAAGAAGTCTCAGCTTCGGGCAATGCGCAGAGAGTACATGACTGCACTCGACAAGATTAAAGAAGACAAAGACCCACAGGTAATACAAGATGACATAACCAGAGAGCTCGATGGGTTCAAGCCAAGAGAGAAGGAGGTTACGCATATCAAAAACTCTTTGGATGTAATCAAAGATGAGTTCGAGGCAATGGCTAGGGGAGATTTCAAACACGAATATATAATGACCCACATACCTCACTTGGATGAGAAGATAAAGCTTGAGTTAGGCTGTGTGTTTACGATTGCCGCACCGACAAGTGTGGGTAAATCAGCACTGAGTATGAACATAGCGATGCGCAGTTGTTCTAAGGACAAAACACCGACCTTGGTATTCAGCCTTGAGATGCCACAGAAACAGCTTACGAAGCGTATGATAGGGGCTATGTCCAAATCAAATACAAAACAGATTGAAGAGGCAGTAGCGTCCCATAAAACCATAGATAAGGTGAACAATGCAATCGACAAATTAAATGTTATGCCATTGCACACGATTCATACAGTAAAAAGCATCAATCAAATTGCCAGCGATGTGCGCAGATACAAGAAAGAGAAGGGCATAAAGCTAGTGGTCATTGATTACTTGCAACTAATACCGTTTGACGCAGGCAGAATGGGCAAGGCAGACGGCATTGCTATGATTTCACAGAAGATAAAACAGATAGCACTAGAGAATGATGTGGCTATCATACTATTATCTCAGCTCAATCGCGAGGGAGCGCGGTCAGACCGACCGGATTTGTATCACCTCAAGGATAGTGGTAGTATCGAGAACGATGCCGACATCGTTTTGATTATGAATTGTAAGAACAATGACCCCGAGTCTGCTAAGTTCACGGATGATTACGGTACTTATATGCACATCAACTATGTGATAGGGAAGAACAGAGAGGGAGAGCGCGGGGTTCGTGGTTTCTTTAAGTTCTATTCTTCTTATGGAATTTTTTATTAACCCTCAATAATTATGGACGCAATACAATTAAAAGAAAATACTGTCGAAAGACTTCAGACTAGAATAGATATGATTCGAGATGAGTCTCGCACCTTGTCGCATCGTATAGCAATCATGGGCAATAGGCGCAAGGAGTTGCAAGAAGAAAAGAAAAAACTTAAAGGTTTACTTCTTGAACTTGAGTCATAGTATATAATTAATTTTAAGGTAAGTGTTAGCAGTAATGCGCACAAAGGGCGTCATAGTCCTTAGTTGAATCCTTAAATGTGTGGTAAAGCCCTGCTTGGTTTTTTATATTTCCCAAGTGGGGCTTTATATTTTACCACACTAGATGTCTAAAAACTCTCGCGTTATACGAGTGGGTCTTGGTTCTATTTCTTCAAAGAGTCCCAAGAATCCTTCTTCTTTCTTTTGCATTCTCCTCTTCATGAAGTAACGCTCTCTTTCTCTTTTGAAGTCACGAAGTTCTGGCACTACATAATGCAAGGTATCGTACAACGGTAACTGTTTAAGGATACCTGATTCAAAAATCTTTTCTGGTGCTGAACCTTCTTTCTCAAACATCGCAGTCATCTTGTCACCTGTGTCAATTACGGCAGCTAAAGGAGCGGGTAATGCAAAGTTCATTACAGCAGTACCATATCCTTCGTTCCGTCCTTTGTACAACAAGTATTTATTTATACCAGCAACACGAACCATTGAGTTAAAGGTATAGTCAGAAATATATCCTACGCGTCCTGAGATAATATCTTTAACGAAATCAACTGGGATGCCTAGTAGCACGAAGTAACCCATGAGTGCCACAAGTGCAAGCATACCTTCTTTGAGTTCGTCAACACCTTCCTTGCCTCCAGTCTTCACGGCTTTGTTTAGACCCCTAGCTATTTTGTTGAACGCTAGATTGCGAGCAGTATTTATCTGAACAATCATAAATGATTTCATTGTATACCACATACGCATATTCGGGTCTTGCCTCACAGCCAATGGCATACGAAGCTCAGACAACGGTTGGTTCTGGAATAGCTTAGCTACAAGCGTGCTCTTAATTAAATCTTGTTGCCTTTGATTCCTGTTCCGTGGCTCAGTTCTTAACGCAACCAAGAGTTCCATTGGTTCGTTCGGGTTAGTTACTTGTGGGCTAAGGAATCTGTTTATCTCTGCTAAGAACTTTCTTTGCTTGTTGTTAAACCTTCCTTCAAATTCTTTTTTGATAGAGCCATCTGGGTTAATGTAAGATAAGTTTAGACCCTTAGATATATTCATGTACCTCCTATAGTTTGCATCCATAGTAGTGTTCTTCATGATTTGGTCTAGCTTGCGGAAACCCGTTAGCTTCAATCCCCGTGAAGTTATCTTCATTAGTGCCGCATCTTTATCGCCACCAAAGTTCTCCTCAATCATCCTGTTTTGGTCTAGGTAATCTCCTACATTGAACTCCCTATTACCAATCATCGAACGAAGTGTTGGCAAGAACCCGTTGTCGTACATGATGAAAGGCAAATCATACAACTGAGACATTGTAGATGTAACCTCAACAAGTAAACTAAAGTAACTGAACTGACGCATCCATGCAAACAGTTGAGCTTCTTGCGCACCCTTAGACATGATTGCCTTATATATTTGTGGCAAGTATTCTCTAAACTTTTGTTGGGATTCTAAATCTGGATTCTCTCTCATTAATTTAGCAACCAATCTGCCTAGTTCTGACGTAGGGTCATAATCAACTGTGATTCTATCTTTGCTCGGAGAGTTTGCCTCTGGCTTATTTAACCCAGCAAAATTAGCTGTCTCAATAGTAGTAGTCATTTGTATGATATACTTATTGAATGCTTTCACTGGGTCTAAATAAAATTGTACATCTTCCTCTGATAGCTTTTCGATGACACGGCTCTCTTGAAAGTTAGAGCGACCCTTGCCCTTATACTTGGGGTCATTAAATAGTTTTTGGATAAACTGTACCTCTTGGATAGAACCTTCCTCGATGGGAGGTTGCGGTGTGGGTAACATTATTGGAACAATCTCAATCTCTTGTTCTGTTACACCTAGCTCAGCAGCCCTCCTTGCTCTACCTGTTGAGGCAGCAGATAGCCTACCAAATGTACCGATGTCTTCACCATTTAATTTAAGTACAAACCGCTTTGACTTTAGATTTGCCCTACGCTTGTTCTCTGCGTCTATCTCTCCCAAGAATGTACTTCTGTCTATGCCCGCATACTTCTTGAGGAATCCATCTCTGCCATCTGCGTTTAGATAACGAGGGAAGTATTGCTCAAGGAAGCCGATATCAATACCAGTATCCAGTGCATCATTCATTACATTATCCAGTACCTTACGAACAGCTAGGTACTCATTGTACATACCGTATTGTTTGAGTAACGCATTGCGCTCTTCGATGAAACCAGTTTGTTCATCTGCACCATACCTAGAGTCAGTAGCCTTTGGGCTAAATGAAATCAATGCCCATAGCTTAATGTAATCAGCCTCGTTAGACTTCTTGAGTTCGTTGAACTTATTGGCAAATGGTTTTGCCATCCTGTGTCTAGTAAGAATCTTCTCGTCCTTGTTTTGTAAATACTTATGAAAAGCTTTTTCTAAATCAGGATGTATGTTAGCCAACAGTTGTCCTACTGGAATCAAATACTTGGATGCAAAGCTCATCCCTTTCGGGCTATCTTCCTTGGGTAGGGGTTCGCTCTTTGGTTTTTCTTGTGACTCAAGAGCATTTTGTTGGTCTATAAATTCTTGCGAATCCTGAGTGTAATCATTTACATTATCGGATAGAGTACCAGTGTTAGGAGATATTCTAGAGCGAACTAAATCAATTAGCTTTTGGTCAACTGGTCTAGCCTCGGGGTCCATTTGTGCTAAAAGGTTTACTGAATCAATAAACAATGTAGCAACATCTGGGTTCTTTAATATATCTGCCTTAAAGAAATTTGATATGTATCGTTGTACATCTTGTACAAGTAGTGCGACTTTCTGGAAAGCCGTACCATTTTTTAAAATTGCTTTTCGCCTTGTGCTTTCTTCACTAGGAGTACCGTATGAAAATTCTTCTAACACTGCCCTAAAGAACTCAGCCCCTCTTCCGTGATGTTGACCATGATTATATTGATAACCTTGACCGCCATACAATTCGTCCATTAACTCTCTTTGGGAAGGAGTTAAAGATTTGCTAATGTCTTCGTATAATTTAGAAATATTTTTACCTTTTTTATTAGCGGCAACTCTAGCTAATGCGTGCATTAATTCATGGCGAACTGTCTTAATTATTGAAGCAGTTCCTCCGCCCTCTTTCAGCAACATATCTACATAGAATACAATAGTATGGTCATCGTCCGAAAGCACCTCGTCCATAGAAAACAATTTAGCATACGCGTCAGGAGTCTGTGCATACGCATAATACGCAACGCTACTATTACCATTTGGTGCTTTGGTTATAAATTTTACCCTTAGTTTAGTTCCGCCCAAAGCAAGTAACGGTGACTTGAATACTCTATCAAACTTATCTTTAATAAACTTTATAACACCGGCTTCCTCTATGTCTCTTTCTATATCGCTTTCTTCGGGTATTGGGTCAAGCTCTTGACCAACATCTATATCTGGTCTCTCACTCAATCTAGGCAATCTTCGTGCGCCCTTACCAAAATTAGTATAAGTTGTTTTATCGAAAAGACCTTTTAAATAAAAAACAGCCCCACCGGATATTATAATTCTTTTACCAGTTGCGTCAGCGTATTCTTCTATAAAGTTTAGAACATCTTCTCTATCAAACTTTGAAGCAGTAGAAGAGGATTTGTTAATTTTTATTTCAGAATCATTCTCTTGTATCGCAAAACCTTTTAGTGTTTTAAACTTTTTTTTGATTTGTTCCTTTATAGGTGTGCTTGTATCTACCTCTGGCTCTGCCTCTGGCTCTGCTTCTGGTGTAGTAGGTTCTGGTGCGGGCGGGTCTACTGGGTCTGGCTCAGTTGGCTCTGGTGTAGTGGGTTCTGGCTCTGGCTCAGTTGGAGCTGGCTCTGGCTTGCCCTTGAGTTCTACAACTGGGTCTCCATCTCTAGAGATATCATCCGCGTATAGTTCCCTGAACTTTGCCTCTGCTTCTTCTTGGCTACTAGCGACAACTTCTGTTGTAGTCTGTTGACCTGTTTCTTTAGATGTATAGGTAGCGGTATAAGTCTCGCCCTTTGTTTGTTCTATCTCCTTGCCTTTCTTCTTAGGCTTCTTCGGTGTATCTTTTGCCTCACCCTCTCTCTGGAGTCTAGCCTTTCTTTTCTTGGCTGCCCTCAAGGCAAACACATCAGCCATAGCATTTCGCACTCCACTGATAAACAATGGGTCTTCGCTCTTTGCATTGTCCTTAGCGTATTGTTCTCTCTCCTTGATTGCTTGGTCTATCTCTGAATCAGAAAGCTCATCAAGTTTTTTGCTAGTATCAACAGCCGTTTCTGTTTCTACCTGTAAAGCATATTCGGGATTACGAACATTGTATTCAACCAAGTCCCCTTCTCCTAGTATTTCAAGAGAGCCATCACTTCTTTCTACCTCAATCTTCTGGTCTTGCCCAAAGTTTTTAACTTTTACTGTCTCTAGGTTTCCGTTTATATCAAATACTGTTATCTCTGGCTCTGGGTCTCCGTCGAGTATTGCTCTAGCAATTTTCTCTCTGTCTACACTAGGCATTACTTCAAGGATTCTGTCTCTTTCGTCTTCTAGTCTTTGCTGACCCTCTGCTGTAATCTCCTTGCCTTGTAGTATTCTTCCGGAATCTCCGATGCCTGATGCGATACCACCGACTAATCCACCAACCGTAAACTCCATGACTCTTCGACCAAGCGCATCACCCGTGATAAACTTTCGGTCATCATCATATAGGTTCTTAGCCATGATGTCTAGGGTCATACCATCACCAATGGACTCCTGTAGACCCTCAGCTCCACCTCTCTTGAGTGCATTCATAGATGCTTGCCCGAGTGCGTGTTTAAATAATGGTTCAGAGACTGACTTGCCCATCCTTGCTTTTTGAATAACTGCCTTAAAGGCATTAGGCATACCAGCAACGTACTTAAATACTGTAGCATCAAGCACACCTGTTATCGCACCATATCCAAGACTACCTGCCGTGACTTTGTTCTTCTCATCAGCAGACATCTCAGTGATGTTTTTGCCCATAGTTCTTTCTGCGTCATCAATGAACTCCATCTGTCTGTTCATTGTTGCCATAGTATACAAAGAAGTACCTGCCGCAATAGCACCACCAACTGGACTACCAAGGGCTGTACCTGCTGCACCCATACCAATAGTTGTAGCAGCGTATGCTCCCATCTGACCAAGACCTCTGGCAACTTGGCTAATCAATACCTCTGCAGTACCCTGTGGCTGTGATATCTGTTCTGGTGCTAGGTTTTCAAAGAAGTCTCCTACATTCTGGGCATGAGCAATAGCCTTGTTCTCTACCTCTACTCGCTCATCGTTGCGTTCCTTGTAGTCTTCGTAGGACATTGTTCCAGCCTTGTCGCTGTTGATGAACTGCTCCTCTGTCATTGTCTCAGAGGCAATCATAGAAGCTAAATTAAATTGGATGCCCTCTACTGTCTTGCTACCAGTCTCGGCAAATCCAAGTAATGCCTCTCTGAATATAGTACCAAATATATTGTTACGCTTTTCTTGAGGGCGAAACCTTCTTCCATACACGGGAGCTTTGTTGAGTACATCGTACACAACCTTAGCATCATCCATGCCTTGGTATTTAGAGTCCTTAGCTTTTACCCTTTGGGCAAATGATTGTACTGTTTCTTGCATTATATAAATTATTCAGAGAAAAAGCCCATGGGGTCTACACCTAATTTAAGAAATTCTTCTGCGCCTTCTACCTCAAGTATTTGGTCTACATCTCCTATATTAATCTGTTCGTCTTTCCCTCCTTTGATTCTTCTAAATAATTTATTATCTTTGATTTTGTACAAGTCTTTCAATGACTCTGATTCCACTGACTTAACAAATGCGTCAATCTTCTTTGGGTCATACAGTTCACCATCATCGTCATCATCAAAGCTAGATAAGAGCGCCTGTCCGTACAATGCCTTAGAAGCATCTCTACCAAACATTTTAAATATAGTATCTGCTCCAACCTTAAAGTCCTCGTCTGTTGGTTGAGTGACAACTAACTGCCCGTCTTCTCCTACGCTAGGAGTACCGGTGATTCCCAGTGTGGATGCAAACTCTGGATTGTTTTTTAGTAATCCCTGAAGACCAGTCTTAACTGCTTTGTCATCTTTCTTTGCTTTGAACTCACCTATGGCTTCTCCCACTCGATTGCCTAAGTCTGCTATAGCTTGGCTTTGTATTGCAGAGGCATTGGTCATGCCTTGAGCATAGCCACCGTAATTTAATAACCTTGGGTCTACTTGTGTTCCTGTTTTAAATGCCATAATATTATTATAACCCTATTAGTGCCCCTGCTATGCTTCCAAGCCCTGATGATAACCCTGAGCTTCGTGTAGCGTTAGCTTGAGCCTGTGCTCCCTGTAGCGTCATGTCCTGTGAGCGTTGTTGCATTGCTAAATTAATTCCTACATTTGGGTCAAACAATTGTGGACCAGTTGGCTGAGCAGCTAAGCCCGCTGCTTGTCCATATAGGCTAGCTCCCATAGCTGTCTGCTGAGTAGGTCTACCAAACAAGAACTGAGATGGGTCTCCGCCCAAAGCTCTTGATTGTTGGAATCCCATTTGACCAGCTTGCCGTGCTTCTGCTCGAAGTTGAGCCCTTGATGCTTCTCTTCCAAGTAATTCTTGGGCTAATGTTCCTGAGTCACCTACCCTGCCGCGAGATACACCAGCCATTCTAGCGGCTTGTTCTGCTTCTCTGGCTCTTTCTGGGGATAGTTGACCCTCGGATTCTGCATATAGGGTCTGTGCTTGCTGTGATTGCAAGTCAGCTAACCTAGCCGATTCGGGGTCAGCTGCCCTCAACGCTGCTGTGACATCACCACCTAGCTCACCAAGTAATGCGGTCTCCCTCCTCTTTGCATCTTCTTCAAAATCTATGGCTTTCTCACCTGCCCTTTGTTGCAAGTCAATTAGACCAGCTTGGTCTTCAGTCCCAAATAATCCAGCCTCTTGGTCAGCTAACTCTAGTGCAGTATACTGTGGTCTAAACTCAGCCTCCGCGTCTAGTAATCTTTGTTGTAACCTCTTGTCCGTAATGCCCTCAAAGCTCCCCTTGAAGTCCTTGCCGAATAAGTATTCACCCATTGATTCAGCTGGGTCGATTTGGTCTGGTTGTTTTATAACTGTTTTGCTGCCTCCCATAATTATTTCTTAAGTATTTTTGTAAAATATTTCCTAGATATATCTAAACGCCTTGGGTATCCGCCTCGTTCTCTCATTGCTACTAGCTTCTTTGTTAACATATCTGGTTCTTTGTCCATGAAATCGTGTATCAATTCCTTCATCACATCGTTACTTTCAGCGAAAAGAAATGCCATAAATATTGTATCTCCGTTTTTTCTATCTTCCTCCCAATTTTCTATGAATGAAAAATCATCAGTATAATTACAATTATACCACATATGAACACCCACAACTTCTTCTCCATCACGGATAACGGATATTGTTTTTTTAAAGTAATGATAAGCAACCATTGTGGAGATGGTATCTTCGTCCATTCCTCCAAATACTTTACCGTTTTCTTTTCTTATACAATACCCCACAATACTTTTTAATTCCTTAGGTACACCATTTATTTCTAGCCACTTTCTTATATAGCCAGCCTGCATATTATGCTATCTTAGTAATTTCAATAACCGCTGCACCTTCCCAGCTAGAGCTTGATGCACCAGATTCGGGTTCTGCATAAATAGCTAACCTATCATTGGTTGTATTGCTTACCACATAAGCAAAGGTAAAGGTTGCTATAACTCCGATATTAGTAGTACTCCCATTGGGGTATTGCCTCATAGCAACTCCGCCAAAAGTAATTGCAGTTGTGCTACCATGTGTAGGTACTAAAACTGCATTATATGCATCACCAGTTGAAGTATCATTGTCATCACTGTTTACTCCGGCTTTTACTAAATATGTTCCGGTGCTTGCAAATTGTATTTCTTGCCCAGAGTTTATACTAATTATAGAATTAGGGTCAGTCACTTCGGATAAGTTTTTAAAATATCTTTGAGCCTCACTATTTCTTGCAGTAAAAGTTGTTACGATAGCTGGGGTTGGCACAAGGTTACACTGAGCATCTACATAAGCGGTTGTAGCTATGCGAGTTGAGTTATTACTAGCTGACTGTGTAGTGGTAGTTGGGTTACCTCCAAGTGCTACATCGTCTGCTATCATGGCAGTTTCTACTGCATCATTAGCGATAGTCACCGCTCCAGCATTAGTCATAGTAACATCACCACTAAGTGCGGCAGCAGTAAATCCGGTGCCGTCACCAATAAGTATCTGTGTATCAGTTACTGCTTTAGCAGATACAACTCCTAAATCATTCGCATCCCTTACTAGCACTGTGTTGGCTGGGATGTGTTGCATCTTCTCAAAAGTTATACCATCTGATGCTCCTGTTGAAGTCTTAACGCTTAGTACCCCTGAGCCGCTTACCGCAACACTACTGTTGTCTACGGAGTCAGCTGATATTGTAGCATTGTTAACTGCTGCGTTTAAAGTAGCCGCAGTTACTTGGTTTCCTGTTGAGAATGAATTTCCTGTTACGAATCTTGCCATTATGTTGCTGAGTTAGTTGATTTAAATGCCGATGTTGCGGCTGTCTTTATGTTTCTGATTCTAAAATTTCCGAATGAAGATTTGTTTGAAAGTTTTAATTGAGCTCCATATGCTCTCATATTCCCTATTCTACCACGAATGGCAACATCTTCCGGTGGAGTCTGTGCTTGAATCTGTTGTCCTCCAAGGTAATCACTTGCTTGACCAAGGTCAGATTTCTGTGTTCCTAAGTCTGTGTCAATGTTTTCTGTTTCAATCTCAATGAAAAAATCCGACCCAGTAATCTCGTTGCCTTCAGCTGTTATGTCGAAACTATTGTACTTCTTCCTTCCAATATCTCCGTATGTATACATTCTTGTTTTTAGATTCCCGTCTATATAGTAAGTGCTTGATGATGTGCTACCTATTGTAGACAGTACACTATCAAATCCAGCCCTCGATATAGTAGAGAAATTACTATCATCGGAAGCAATCAAATGTATTCCTCCGTTTTGGTTAATGCAATAAACACCCCTAGCATTACCAAGACCCGCTATAATTAAGTTAGTGTACTCAAATGTAGGAGTTGATTTAATCGTGTCTATAGACTCCCACTGTTTATTTATAAAGTTGTATATCAATATAGCATTGTTGATTCCCTTGTCATTCTGACTCCCATCTGGGTTTGTTTTCAACGGAACGGCTATGTAATACCTGTTGCCAAAGTATACCGCGGCTGCATTCTTGGCAAACCTTTGGTCTATTTGGTCTATAGTTGCTTGAATTGGTTCTGAGATAGGCGTTTGAGTCCCACGCAAATTGTATTCATCAAAGAACTCTAGGGAATACACACCATTATCTGACAAGAAAAATACATTCTTACCAACTTGCACTATTGATTTTCTAGCTAACGCACCAATCTCATTGGTCAATACTTGAGTCGTAGCTTGGTTAGGGTTAACGGTATTGCTTACCCTGTATATACTATTCTTGTTAAATATTAATATAGAGTCCTCAGTAAACGAAACAATCCCTACGGTAAAATCACTAGCTCCTGCATTGAATCTAAATGAACCAAAGATTTTATCATAAGTGTTGTTGTCTAAAATGTCTGAAACAATCACTTCATCGAATACTTTTCTTGATGAAACTGATGCACTGCCAGAGCTTCCAGTTTGGTCAAACTGATATGGAACTACTAGCCTTCTTTGGTGTAAAGTGCCAAACGCTGGGCAAGGCATATGGATAAAACCCAATCCCTCTGAAACTCTTTTAGAAAACTGAGGGTAAGTGGTAACAGCAGCATCTGCTTTATCCGCTACGGTATCATCAAAGAATGTAAATGTGTCAGTTGTCGCGCTCGTTATTGCCGCTACTGAGTGCTGTGAATTTAAAACTAATCCACTGTCTCCTACTACTACACACCTTATGGTCTCCCCGACCTTATATCCGTGACCATTTAAACCTACGACTACTTTACCCGCTACTGCGTCAAATATCGTAGATGTCTGGGTAACATTAACGGCAAAATCTCCGTTGGAACACAGGGATAGGGCTGGCTCTGTCGAGATGTTGTTTGCGGATAAATCTACTTCTAAAGCAACAGCCCCTTTTCTAAATATGATTAACTTATTAAAAGCCTGAATCATACTTGATTCAGTTGTTATGCTAACCCCAGTAGGATAGAGCATAGTGAAAGTTGTGCTTGGGTCTGATACCTTGTAAGCAATTGCCTTGATATTTGTGGCAATAATAATATAGCTCTCGTTGTCCGCTGAGTTAGGGTCAGAAAAGCTACATGCTCCATATACTTGATTGACCGAATCGTCATCTAATATTGGATACTTAACAGTTACCGCCGTATCAGCACTTGAGCCACTAAATCCTCCGGCAACGGTTAAGGTATTTGTTGCTGTTTTAGTATAAGGTTGGTCTCCATCTGGGTCAGGGGTTATGCCCTCTACATTAGATAGATTTATTGTTCCGCTGTCGGCATATAAACTCCCTGTAATATTAGTAATAACTAGGTTGTTGCTGTTGGAGTCAGGTGCAGCTATGCTTGCGTCAGTGTCGTCAGCCGCTAAGGTAAACGGAAGGGTTAATGAAGACACACCAGTTGCGATTGGCGCACCAATAGCATCTACCCCATTCCTTAATTGCCATTGCCCGTTTCTTTCTAGCCTACCATTATTACATTCAGCAAGTACCCCAGCACTTAATTGGTCTGGGCGCAAACGATTATTAAACCCAGTAAAACCTAGGTCTATGTCTTCAAGAACTCTATCGTCCTGCGGTCCGTACTTGTCGTATCTAGGCATTATTTATTTTTTACGAGGGTCTTCTTTTCTCCAAGCATTCAAGGCAGCGCCCACATTGTTAAAACCCTTCCATGAGTCTGGCTTTCTTGAGTCTGGCTTTCTAGCCTTCCAAGCTTTTACTTCTGCGGATGTAGCTTTTGAAGTTGAAGTAACGCCCGATGTATTTGGCTTACCAGTTACCGCTCTATTTGTGCCAGCTTTGGTAGATTTATTAGATGAACCTTTATTCCCAGCGGAATTAGCCATCATCCGCTGCGCTTTCCCCTGTCCCGTTGTTTTCTTTGGAGTTGACTTAGCTGCTGGCTTTGATGCTGCTGGTTTGCTCTCTGTACTTTCAGTAATGGGCTTACGTTTAAATAATTTACTAAACAATCCACTCTTAGTTGTACCAACACGAGCCCGCGATTTTGCTGCTCCTCCGGTCTTAAATCCTATTCTTCTACTTCCTCTCTTTGGGTCCATAATTTTATTTTATATATTGTTAAATTGTTAGCACTTCCATCTGCGGAGTGCTAGTGCTTTACGAGTTGGTCTGCCCTTTGAATCTTTCATCGGACCTTTGACGCCAGACATTCTGGCACAAAATGATTTCTTCCTAGCCTTCTTCTTTCCTGTTGGCTTGGATTCAGTAACGGGTGGTTTGAGGTTAGCACCAGTCTTTCTTTTGAAGTAAGCTCTGCCCGCAGCAGTTAGCCCTCCCTTTTTACTTTTGTGTACTTTTCTCATTCTTCTTTTTGCGGAATATACTATCGTAGTTTTTTTCGTACAACTTTTGATTGTACCCCTTCTTGGGTTGCATACCTTTGCCCATTACTTTTTTCGTTTATGTTGATACGGGATTCTCTTACTGCTAGTTTTGGTTCTTCTGAATTTTGTTTTTTCTGCCGAAGACATTTCCGATTGAGTCTTTGGAGTTTTAGAGCTAACTCTCTTTGATGGTCTGCAAGCTGGATATCCTCTTTTGCTTTTCTCGATGTTCTTTCTACCGCATGGCTTGCCTGTTTTAACATCTACCCATTTCTCCTGATGCCATCTTCTTAGGCTCATACCTTTTTCCTCTTATACCCAGTAGCAGTCTTACGCTTGCCGTCTGGTCCTTTGACCTGACCCTTGCATACACGAACTGCATACGAGTTAGCATAAGCACTAGGATAAACCTTGTACTTTCTTTTGGCAGCAGCCTTACCTCTAGCGCATAGTTTGCCCATTACTTCAACCGATTGATTCCAGTTCCTTTTTTCTTTGTACTGGTAGTTTTACGATTTTTAGCAAGCATTTGTGCCCGTTTATTTTTTTTAGCTGGTGGTCTTCCTACTTTACTTCCGTATGTTCCTTTTCCTTGTGGCATAATTATTTTTTTCCTTGTTTGTTTTTAAAGTAGCAGAATGCTACAAAGGTTGTCATAATAAGAGCCGTAATAAACCCAGCGTCTGCTGGTTCTGGGACTGTTCCCTTGTATTCAACTCCTAGTCTAAAGTCAAATTCATCCCAAGTGTACTGCACGCCCTCGAACATTAAGCCGTCAAACTCTTGCCTTAGGTAACTAGGCTCGTCTGGAATAAGAAAAAATCCATAGCTTGTGGTTTCTGGTCTTGCGGGTTCTAACTGAATCAAAGGAAACTCCTCTTCTTCTGTTGGGAATAATTGATACTCGTGGCTCATTTTTTAAATAAAGATGTAAAGATTGCTACAAATTCTTTGAAGAACTTGCTGATAAAATTATTCTTTGGTAAGAACATCATCACTATTGATATTATACCAATGTATGCAAATGCGATGGCTAGTAAGTCATCTTTATAGTTAACAAATATGTAATCAATCATGATACTGGGGATACAATATTGTGGGGTTTTATGTCATCATCAAAGTCAACGGGTGTTTCTACCCTGCGTATGGCATCAGAATCGCCCTCAGAATCCTCTGTACGCTCTTTTGATTCTTCTTCAGTGTCAGGGTTAGGCTTGACTTCTTCTTTCTCTTCCTCATCCTCTGGTGATGGCTTATCTTTCTCTTCTAATTCCTCTTCTTCTGTGCTTTGTTCTTTATTACTCTCTTGCTTGTCGGCAGGCTTCTCGTCAGACTCTTCAGAAACGGAAGAGGATGCTGGTTTGGAATCCTCAGACTCGTCAGTTTCGGACTCTGTCGGAGGAAGTGAAAGATTAGGCTTAGCTTCTTCAACGAACACTTGGGCTTCGGCAACCTTGTCGGCTATGATAACTTGCCCCCAACTATATACTGCATCGAAGTCTACAAAGTTATCTACAAATTTTGGTACTTCAAACCTTTCTTCTACGACATCTTGAGCTACTTCAGCTACGAAGATTTCCGTTCTGTCTTGAGCAATATCTACTTGAGTTACTGCAGCAGTAGACACAGCAACAGTACCCGCAGCTCCTAGCTGAGATACTTGAGTTACAACTGGTAAGTCTTTGATTCTCTCTATTAAAGATTTCTTAAGCGCTTTAGACCCTTCTCTAGCTGAGTCTTGAGCTTGCTTAATGCTTGCTTTAATATCTTCGCTATCGTTTGAGCCAAGCACCGCAGAGATTGAATCCCTGAGAGTTCGCAGTTCTTGCTTTGCTTTTTGTTTATCCATTTACAGTGACAATGATTCATAATTATTTAACTGATGATGAGCCAAAGTAGAACCCTACGATGGCTAATACTGTTTGTCTAATCTCGGGCAGTATTACATACCCGTGTAAAGTCTGGTAGCTTGTTCCCTTTACGAAACCGAACCACTTGCTGTACTCATCCGCTACTGTAACACCTTCGCCACTGTGAGCCAATAGGAATGGAGCAATGATAGCTCCGAACATTACAGTACCTACGATGAACCTACGGACTATAGCACCACCGTCTCCACCTCTTTTGTCCGCTGCATCCGCACTAGCATCCGCTGACCTTTGGGCTTTGATTAAGTTATCAAGGTTTGCTTGTGAGTTCGATGCCATTGTTCCTATTAGTTTAAATAAGAATCCAGAGGCTGAACCTCCTAGCATCGCTATGAGTTCCGGTGTCATTTGTTGTTTAAAAGTTTATAGATGGACATTACAGTCAGTACACTCACTAGGACAGAACAAGATATAGAAGCCAAAGAATCAACACTCTGTAGGCTAAAGCTAGCCCAAGTACCAAACATAGATGCCGATAGTCTTTGGATTATATCCTCCATACTATACGTCCTCCGGGGCTGGGAATGTTACGCTAGTAACGATTGAAGCTTCTTCGTCCTCTGTTAGCTCGTATCCGTCCACCACTAGGGCAAACTTGTTATCTGCAGTCTCGTTTGGATATGTAGAGTACCGAGTGCCGGAACCTACTCTGTGGTAAGCATAGCCTCGTCTTAGTCCCTCTGCATCTGCTTTTACCAAAGCATCCTCTAGGGTGTCGTATATTATATAGTTAGTTGTATCGCTCATATTAGTAAATATTGTAATGATTGTTTATTTCTGCCCTTACTTCTTCCATATCTGGCTCTATGTTTGAGGCAAATATAATAACCTCATCTACTTTACCGATGGTGCTTCTATCCCTTCTTACTGTATTGCTGAAGTTGGAAGCCATAATTCTTAAATCATCTGAGCTATCAGTAAGGACTAATGTATCATTATTAGATACCGGAGTAGCACCATTAACATAAGCCTTTAGTGTATGGTCTCCGTCACCATCTGGTCCTACACAAGTACCCGCAACTGAAACTCTATCTCCCGCAGTGTAACTAATAGCTAAGTTACCAGAGGACACACCAGCAGAACCGCTTGTTTCATTTTTTAATTGAAATTCATCACTAGCTAGTTTTAAATTTATACCAACTGTACCTTGATTTTGTGTTACAATATTTCTATTTGCACCCACCAATGTTGTAAAGTGTGTAGTGCTATAAGTATCATCTACTCTACCTACCCAAATTAAACCAAAGTTATTACCTAAGTCAGTAGTCTGAATATCATCAATCCTTAAATGCCTAGCATTGGGCTCAGAACCTCCGACTATCTCTGCCATAAATACTCCACAAAAACCACCATTGCTTACAATAAACGGTTGAAGACTAGCTGAAATTTGAGTACAATTATTCCCGCTAGTGCTTTGGTCGTACCAAGTTGGAACAAAACCATTTCGTTCTATGCGAGATACTTTAAGGTCAGATATAGTAAATATTCTATTGTCGTCACCTTCACTGAAAACCAAGTATTCAGCATTGGCATTTGTGGAAGTAAGTTCCACTGTATTAAATCCCTCTGTTATATCGAATTGATTAGACCTTACCGTGTTTGAAATTGAGGTTTCTCTAAGAGCTACCTTGGGGCTAGCAGTTCCTCCGCTTCCTCCAGTTAAGTCTGCATTAAATGAAAGGTAAATAATATCATCTACTATAACTTTTTCTTTTAATTGAAATCCAGCAAAAGCACTAGCGGTCTCAACATCTAATGTTAATCCGCTTACTCCGTTTGATACTGTTACTCCACCAGACCTTTGGTTTAGAAATGAAAACTCAGTAGCACTTGTTTCATTCGCATCATTATACAAACTATAATAGTTATTGATGTTGGACTCAATCTTAAAGCGATTGTTTGATTGGTCAGAAGTATAAAGTATTACTTCCTCTACGCTTCCATCAAAATATCTGGTTGAACTTGTTTGTGAACCAATACGAATAAGAGTATTTGATGTTGAATTAAATGAATCTCCGCTTTCGCTTCCGCTAACGGCTAATGGAACACCATTGTTTGCGATAGCCATTTGACTTGAACCTACTATAGAAGACAAAGTTTTGTTAGTTCCTATTGTGTGTGTTGTAGCTGCTCTATCAATAAATGCAGAACCATCTCCATTAGTGTCAGCTTGTATTGAATATAGTTTTCCACCTAGTATTCTCATTGCTTGAGTTGTTGTATTTAAACTGTTTCCAATTTGATACAAATACATTGGGTTAGTGCTATCAAAACTATCAGATGTTGAAGCCGCATCTTTTTTGTACACCGCAAATCCTCCGTGTCCATTAGATGATTGGTAAGTTCCTATGCTAGCTGTTATCAAATCATCATTACTTCCATCAAACTTTAATCCATCAGCAAGCAATGCTCCACTCTCTGCAATCTTAGGTTGGTTAGCAGAGGTTGTTTGAACTGCATTGTTTGACCCAGCTTGGTCGTACCAAGTGTGGACGAATGCTTCAGCCTTATGTGAAGTTACTTTAAAATTACTTACCGTAAATGTTCCACTATTTCCATCAGTAAATGCAAGATGAGTTCCGGTTCCGGAAGTAGTGGTAAGTTCTTGGGTATAAGAACCACTAGATGTAAAAGTTGTACCCGTTCCTAAAGAACCACTACCCATATTATTACCACTTAACAAAAATGTAGGAGATGCACTATTAGCAATAACTAAATCAAAGCTTACACTTATTACATCTCCAGTTGCGAATGTATAAGGGAAACCACCAGTAGCACTTCCAGTTGCATCATTTGTTGCTGTAAATCCATCATTACCATTTGATGTAAATGAATCAAATGGTCTCAATGAACTATTGACAGATGTACCTACTGTATATGTTGGGTTTAAAAAATCTCCAATTGTAGTAGCACTTGTGCTTCCACTCACTACAGATATAGCAGAGCTTGTACTTACTTTATCATCTGAATCAAAAGCTACATTTACCTCTACATCATCTGAGCTTCTACGAATACGAACTGCATTACTAGCATAAGATGCGTTTACTTTACGAAGACTATAAGCAGCTGAGGCAGCTACACCCGCTGTTATGCCAGTAACTTCTTTAGTTCCAGTTCCGCTAAAATAAGTTCCTACATTCTGTATTCTTGTAGGATATAGTTCGCCCTCTCCAGTAGTTGTTGAATTAACTAAAGTGCTATTGTCACTTACTTTTTGTATTATCCACCTAGGACTACTTGCTGTAAAAACAAACTTTACGGGTGTCGCTAAGGTAGTGCTAGTATAAACAGACCTACTGTTTGTAAATCCAGTTCCGGCAACATAAGTATCGGCTACTTCAGCTCCGCCAGTTACGGTCACTGCTTTTATTTCATCGGGAGAGGCTGGTAGTAAGTTTTCTAGTTTACCATTTACCCAATCCTCTAATGCACCGCTCTGTACTTGGCTTGCGGAAAAATCTTCTTCTGCATCATTTTCTTCTCCGGCTAAGTCCCTACGGACTTTTACTACCCTACCATTCATTGCACCAATGTCTCGCAATGAGTAAGCTGCAGCAGAGCCACCGAATCTACGAGCTATACCTAGGTCGGTATATGCGTCAGCATATCCGTGCTTGATATCCCAAGCCCCGCCCAGATTACCCTTAAGAGTATTCTCTGCTCCACCTAGTAATTCTGAAGACATTACTGGGTAAATTCAGATGCTACGATTCGTCCAGCTGTACCTGTTGAGCTATTTATAAAAGAAGCACCTTCTGCCGCTTTCTTGCTCCAAGTATAACTACGACCTGCATATAAGCGATGTCCGTTAGCTGCCGTTGCAGTAGTAAAGTAATTCACAAAGGAATCTGAATCATGTACATCTAATACTACATATTTAGTATTAGCATGCAATGCTCCAAACAGTGTTGTAAACGATACTGCACCTGAGCCCGATACTGGTATAGCGATAGACGCTTGTTTTACAGTCGCATCATTATTGGGGACTGGGTATAAGTTGACTACATTTGAGTTAGGCATAATTTTTTATCTTGATGAAGTGTTTACATAAGTAGAAAACTTATGATTTAAAGAATTGTTATTACTTATTATATCAATGCGTTCAAGCTCTGAAGCTATGGACAACTCAGCCTTGTTTTCTTCGAAGGCTGCCTTGTCGTGCTGACCATCCATTCTGAGGAAATCTGCGTATACCGCATGAGCTGTGTAATTAAAAAATTCTAAAGGTATTTCCGTTAGATAGTTGCTGGTAGCAGTAGTATCTAAAGAAGTTATTATCTGACCAGTAGTAAGATTTACTATTGGTAACTTGTATGTAACAAAAGCTTCTTCGCCAGAAGTTGTGCTACCTATGATAGCAGCACCAAATCGGGTAACATAAAAGTCGTACTCAGTAGCAGATTGTTTATTGAATGCAGATGTTCTATGAACTCTTATAAACTCCTGTATAGTCTCTCGCCCTGTTTGTTCATAAGGAATAGTGTTCGGAGTCTCCGTAATAATTATTCCAGTCTCTCCGTCTTCGGTTGTTTGGTAAAGCGGAACATCCCAAGGTTCAGCCCTTGTCGCTAATCCTTCTGCGGGTGTTGCTCTTTGGGTTGCGCTAGAAAGTGTAACTGTATTTTCCGCATTAGTATTCGTAGCAAAGGTTGGAACACCTATGTCCCATCTCCAAGTTGTATCAGATGCGTCCAACCCAGCATAGACTCGATAAATAAATCTAGTAGGGCTATCTACGGATTGGTAAATCGTATTACTTAATGTTCCGGTTCCCGAAGCAGCGCTACCTGATTGTACTTGAGTAAATTCGTAGACTTTATAATTGCCGTTAAACAATAGGTCTGTGCTTACCGTGCTAGTAAAATTGCCTAGATTTAAAGCAATTAGATTCCTTTTCTCTGATACCTGAACATACCTTTCCCACATTGGGCTAGCGTTGTAAGCCATATTAAGCCTACGATTCGTAAATGAAACCAAGTCTGATATCTCATTAGATGTAAAATCATTTACACCAGCTAATGCTTTGATAGTATTAAATAAATCTTGGTTTCTTCTTAGTAACATTATGCTTTATTGGGTGAAAGGTCTTTGTGCTTCTTGTTAAAGTATTGTAAAAATTCTTTGGACAAAACTGTATCTGCCCCGTATTTCTTTACTAATCTAAAGTAGTCTCGAGCTGGTATAGTAGCCACACACTTTCCTAGTGTAGGGTGTGTCTTACCAACATTTTCTCTAGCCTCTTTGCGGGCTATATCCATTCTGTCTTTTTCCGTTATCTTTTCTTGTAAGATAGCGTTGTTAACAACATCAGCCATTGCTTTACAATGTTCCCCTTCGTCTAGGGGTTTACTGGTATGATGTAGTATTTCCATTATAAATTAATATCAACTGGTTTATTATCTGAATCAGATAATGATAGTGCATCAAATATTTGGAAATATATAAGCCACCTACCTGCGGTTAAATTAGATAGAGTCCCATTCATTTGAATATAAATTAAGTCAGCGCTATCTGATGCTGGGGCATAAAAGCTATAAGACCTTTCTTGAGCGGTATCACTTCTATTATTGTATAAAATAGTTGCAGCTGCATCACCTGCGCTACCTCCGCTTAATCCGTCAAACCCAGCGGAGTCTCCAGTAATAAGAGATGCTACATTTTGTTTGTATACAGTTCCGTTATTTGTGGCAAGATTATATCCTTGACCCCTTGAGTACAAAGTGCTGTCAAGGAATAATTCTCCCGAAGAAGTCATTGAGGATAAAGAATTATCTGCAATATCTTCTGTACCGCAAAATATATCTAAGTCGGAATTACCCGCTACTGCTTCTACGGTTACGATTCCTGCTATTTGGATTTGCCCACCTCTAGGTATATACCCAATAATTTTTTGATTAGCTGCTCCGTAAACTTGAGATGAGTTAGATGATAATCCCGTTAATGCGCCACTAGTTCCAAAGAATCCATCTCTTTGGATATCCTCGTAATCAAATTCAAAAGTGTGAGTGATGCCTCCTCCGAGGTTGCCTGATTGTAATTTTGCCATAATGTTTTTTTATTAAATTTTAGAAAAAAAGGGTGGCAGATACTCTGCCCTACCACCCTATTGAATTAACTATTAACTAGTGAGTCCTGAACCAGCGGTTGGATAGTAAGCTACTAAGAGTTTAAATTTACCCTTTGTTGCGTTACCGAATCCATTCCCTGTACCATTTGATGATACATTGAACTGTGAAACCAAATGAGATGTAGCAGTTGCACCATTTAATAATGCTCCTGTGTTTACATACTCAAGGTTGTTGGTGTCCCCTGTGAAGCAGTTTACTATTGCTACGAATCCATCAACATCATCGTCTCCACAAGATATTGCTGCATCAGAGACGGCTGAACCAGTGGATACTGATGCAGTTACTAACTCTTTAACTTCAATGCTTGCTTTAGCGATAACCCCAGCAAGTGCGCTCCCTGATGGGAACTGAACTGCTGTTGATTGAGCGCCTGTTGAGGCTGATAGTTCGCTTGCGTCAAACTCTACTTCGTGAGTATAGCCTTGTGCAAGTGTTTCTAGGTTTCCTATTTTCTTTAATACTAATGCCATGTTATTATTCCTTTATTTAATTGTTAAACAATTTTACCATGAGCTGCCGGAGCATAAACACCAAGTGTCAATGCACAGTCAACGAAACCACGCTCACCACCACCCATGTTAGGTAGACGAGATGAGCCCATTGGGATTAATTCATGAATACCATAGAAGTCAGGGTTAATCATATAACCTCTGTCATGGTTTGT